CACTCTTGCACTCTGCACCTTCTCTGTATTCACTTCTCCATGCTTCTGGGTTATGTATGTCCCATATCGCGAAGTGTAAGGCTCCAAAGGCAAATGTTGTGACACGTCCCAACGTGGGGCACTCGCTACAACTCTAACTACAGTAAAGTCAGTTCCTTTCATCTCACTAATATCTTCTGGCTGCACATCCTTCACTCTTGAATGACCAGCCATCACCTCCACACCCTTAGGATAAAAATCCAAGTCATAGCTCCCAGTGGTTGGAAGACTATGTGTAGGGACTACGTAATAATTCCCTTTAACGGACAACGCCAATGCTCGGCTTTTCCCTTGAGCACTCGTTACAACAACGGCCGTCAAATTCTCCCTAATCTTATCCGTCAACGCACACCCTGTGGTAGTATGAGCGGCGCGACACATTGAAGGAGGAGGATTACGTTTTTCCTTAGTGAACTCCCACATAGTGTGAGGCGCATTACTGGTCTCATCAATATATACATTATCTTGACCTTCATACGACCTCCTGAACATCCTATATACAGCATAAATTCCTCCAACCATAGTCATCCATTTAAAGGTTCGCTTAGCCCGATCGGATCGCAGGGCTTCTGATGCAGGAACCAAAAATGTCAACATACCTGGTCTAGAACAGATCTCACGCTCAATGCGTCGCAACTCTCGTTCAAAGACTCTCTTGGTGTACAAAAATGGAACAATAAACACCATCAAAATATTTACAAAACACAAATTCCACATATCAAGGGTAGCAGCACAACTACTAGCTAACATAATCCATATCATCATACATACTACCTTAAAACAATGAGACTTAAGCTGAGTCAACAACTCACGCCTATGCACAAACAAGTGGGATGCAACCTTAACTCTCTTCCTTAATAACCTACCATAAGGAATGGGGTTATAGGAAGACAGACAAGCTGTCATCTCCTCATGCGCTGACACTAAGCGAGCTCTCGTCATAGAAGCAGTATCACCATACCAATTCAAAATCGGTTCTACAATATTGGCTTGGGATTCTACCTCCTTTTTACACACACAAAATTCAGAAGATACTCCACATGTCATACATGTTTCACAAACTTCCAACTTCTTCATCATATCTACATTAATTACAGCCTGTTTGTGATGTTCTTGTGTCTTGGTGAACACAAATGCCTTCAACTTCTCCAACATAGGCATATCACCACTTTCAGGCAACTCAACTCTACGTAAAACCATTCCATCTAGCTCTACAAGCTTCGCCTTGTCCTGATCTATCAATACATCATCTGACTCTCCTTCCAAAGGAGCAGATTTCATTGATACAAACTCATACACTTCGAATTGATAAGCATCCATACGCTCTCTCGTATCTAAATGTGAAGTCTTGTGAGGATCAAAACCAGAGTCCTCATTATCAGGAACTTTTCTATATTCTTTCTTTGCCTTAACCCGGATATGTAGGGGGAACCTACGAAAAACGGATTCAGGGCAAACCGACTTAATGATGTTCTTCATCTGGTGGTCATTAGTCGAAATGATGTGACCAATGTTATTATAAAAATGAACACCTTTATCCTCCACAGCCGCCTTATTGATAGGGCGACGTTGCGTATTTACATGGTCTATTACACGTTCCGAGAAATCTTCTCTACTCTGGGCATTCCCAGCATCGTCAGCTAATGTTACCTTGCTATCAGATGTGGTAGTAGAATCAAACTTATCGGAGTAGTTTACAGCATTGATCATCCCGGAAGATGGGACTATACCATGTGCTCTTATTATAGTCTGCGCCAAAGTATCTTGGACTGTAGACTTTCCTACACTGCTACCTCCGTACAAAATTATCCCCATAGGTTGGGGTTTAAGAGATTCTTGCTGAATAGCCAACAAAATTTCAGCACGAATAATCTCTAACCTAGTTACAGCACTCTTTAGGACTGCCAATACAGCTCCTGTCTGAGTCTTAACAAAATTCCTTCCTTCCTTCAATGTATCTACCACTAGCATATTGAAGGATTCAATAGAATGCCCATATTCAGATTGCAGCAAATTACTTTGCTTGGCCTTTACAAGTTTATACATGCCTTCAATCTT